CATGCTTAATAGTGAATCAATTGAGGAATTATACATTCGAAGCCTATAAGTTTCTTCCTTGCGAAATTTTGTTCCCTTATTATTGATTGGAAAAATTCTATGCCATTCCATAACATGTAACTCGTTGACAGGTGCAGCATTTCGCTCACGTTGAACGTTCATGGCTTCAACAGTATAATACAAACCATCTTCATGAATTTCACGGATATATGTTTCCTTATGTGCACCAAATATAATGCGCTCATCAATACTAAATTTACGAGTAGGATTTAATGGTAATATCCCATCAGTTATTTTGATTTTCATGTCACGAATAGCAGATTCGTAAAGTTTTTTACGATTTTCTTCGGGAGTGATTTGTTTTTTCTTTGCCATAACATTCTTTTTCCGCTTATACGAAAATCAAATAGAAATGTTACAAATTTTTACTCAATTCCCAAAATTTCTTTGATTGCTTGTTTAAATGCTTCCTTGGGCATAGCACCTAAAGCCATTTGTGGTTGTTCACCACCAACCGGGATGAAAAGAATTGCAGGTATGCTTCTTATTTGGAAGGTCATTGCAAGTTCTTGTTCTTCTTCTGTGTTCACTTTATATACATCGATTTTGCCTTCAAACTCTACTGAAAGTTCTTCGAGGATGGGAGCAACCATTTTACAGGGATTGCACCAATCGGCATAAAAATCGATAATTGCAGGTTTTTCACCCTTAAATGACCATTCTTGATTCTGTGTGTAGTCAAACACTTTTTCTTTAAATGTTTCTGCTGTTAAATTTTCCATGATTATAATTTATTTGTTAAAAATTTTCCTTTTCAAAGTCAATCATCAAACCATCCGGTAAAACCTTCATCTGTATGTCAATATAAGCAATTGCGACTTCGGGTTTAACGTATAGGTTAATAACACCTGTTTTTGATTTTTCGTCAATATCCAGTTTAATTTCGCAGTTTCTATTTGCAAGTTCTTCTGATATTGCTTTGGCTTGTTCAAAATTTTCCTTCATTATGGCGAAGGCATAGATATACCCCAATTCTTCAATTGTAAGTGTTGGTAAATCGAGGTCTAAGTTTAATTCAAAGGTTAAAATATTCTCCACCGGAATTTCAACCCCCATTATATCGTGAACTTTTCTTGCGATATATTTCTTGAGTTCATTTTCCCAATTTACCATTTGTATCTAAGTTTTTTCCAGATTTCACTACAATACTGTATTTGATGTTTACAGTCGTCAATAGGATTATGCTCAACACCAGTAAAAGGATAGTGTTCTTTAATTGACGGTGAGAAAGAAACTAATGTTCTAACATCTCTTTCGTTCCTGAAATTCCAAGGTATTGTTTCGTAGCCACATGCAACATAAGAGTCTTCCAGAATTCCAATATCAAATCTCACACCATTACCCCAAATTTGAAAGTTTTCAAGACATCCCATGAATGAACGTAGTTTTTCCAGTACGTTTATGAGGTTATCACCGGGTTTACAAATTTCTTTTCTGGCTGCATCGCTTTGTTGTAACCACCACATTACAGTGCCACCGTTAATAATTAAACCTTTATTAATACTGGATTGTAAATTTATTCTTTCATAAAATTCTCTTCCGGTTTCTCCGGTTTCTATATCGAACTCCACTGCACCGATTGAAATAATTGCTGCTTTGCTTTGACTCCCCATTGTTTCGAGGTCGAGCATGAGATGACCCAAATTTTTTGCCATATTTTAATTTGTTTGAAACGTGTCGGCTATTGCATTGATTGCAGACGCTCGTTCACGTAATGATTTAACATAGTTCTTAATTTCTTCATGGTCTGTGGTAATGTAGTATCCTTTAGATGTCGCTAAAAGATTCTTAACAATACCATTTAACCGGATTTGATTAATCATTTTTCTGATTCTTGGTTCACACACATCATGACCCATAGCAGTAAGAAGATTAACCAGTTTCCTGTTAGTGACTGCGTTTTCCTTACCCCTTCTCCAACGAACAAGTTCAACTACTTTTGGAAGAATAATTTTGGTTTCTTCTTGAGTAAGACCTTCTGTAATGTTTTCGTAATTAGTAATCATAGTCTTAGGTTTTATGTTAAACATGGATTGATTTTTCATTGTAGTGTATACTATCTAATTCTTCCCACAACAGTTTCAATTCATTCCTATATAGAGAGTTTCCGTACCAAGCCAGTGCTTTTTGAAAAATTGCTTTGCGATACGGATATTCTTCAACGTATTTAGGATACATTGAACTTCCATTTTCTCTACTATATGTGGCATTTGCAAGTATATCGCAGAGTTTAAGAATAATTGCCCTATGGTCTTTCACTGTTTTATGCATGGTTAACAAATGCCTCATTAATCTGTTTTCGGCATGCACATCAGTAACCGCAAGGGTTATGTCTGCAACGTCTTTCCCACAAATAGTCATTATATCACTATAGGTCTGTTTCGCATCCTCAATTAAATCATGGGTATATGCCGAGTGTATTGTGAAGATTCTATCAGATTCATAAACGAAAACACCGCTATACTTCTCAACAAAACCAACTACCATTAATATATGTGTGAAATAATTTCCATCACCATATCGGCAGTTTGCATCATCATAACACTTCTGTGAGTACCCTTTAACTATTTCTACGTCTATCATTTTTTATTTCTCTTAAATCTGTCAAAAAAACCATTTAATCTCAATGTGTGAAAAACAAATGTTCCAATTACGAAAACAGCCAAACCAATTAATATGTATGCTCCATCGTTCATAACAAAAAGTTTAATTAAATTATTCGCAAGTATAACGATAATAAATTTAACAAACAAACTTTTTGGGATTTTTTTGAGTAATTCTTGTAAGATTAAATTCTTTTTGTATATTTGCACAATCAATACCTAATTACATGGACAAAAATTTTATTCGGTACGTAGCCAATCTTTATTATAAAGAAAATGTTGAGGGTGAGCCGTTAGACCAAGATGTACCAATCGAATGTTTCGTTGCCGGAGCGAATTTTATATTAAAAGCACAAAAAATACATACAAATAATTGTAACATTTTATATGTTTCCCCGTATAACCTAAAAAAGTTAGCCATGACCGAAAAAGAAGAAATGCAGAAAATACTTATTAACGTGCAAAATATTATAACAGTTAAAGGTTTTTATATAACCGCACCCGGTGACCCATCAGTTGGAATCAATCCATCAACATGGGAACTCAAGAATGATTTTTATTTTGATAATCTGGAAGAACTTGAAATATTTCGTGGAGAAATTAAAAGCCTTTTTGAGTTTTACTGTGGTGAAGTAACAAATGTTATAACATTTGAAGAACATCAGAAAATGATTAAGAACGATGAACTTGAATATTTCCGGCAATATCCTGTAAGGTATTTGCTTAGAGATAAAGAATCAAGTCTCAATTTATATAAACAAGCAAATTCTACTGCAAGTTATTCCAGCGATGTTGGCACTGCAATACATCACGAACTCCCAAATTGGATACCTGTAGATGGTAGCAGTGATACCGAAGTAATTAAATCTACCGAAAATAGGTATAAACAAATCCTCTTAACAGAAGCAGAACGTCTTGAAAATGAGATTCGTAATGAAGAATATCGTTTGAGAATTGCCAAAAAGAATCTAAGTATTATTCAAAAAGAACTTAACATAGGATTAAAATAATGGCTGTATCTGGTTCAAGCGAAATCCGAACATATGAATTTCCAATAGTTCATTTTTGGAAGAATATCATTTTTTTGGATATTGATGGTGTGTTAAATCACCAATTGTTTTACGAGGAAAGATATAAACACATAACCAGATTCGATAATATACCTTTTTATAAGACAGTTAAGAAGTATTTGCGTAAATTGGTTAAGGGAAATGAAATGTCACGAAAGGACTATTATAAGTCGCAAATATGTCCCATTCGCATGGCATGGATTAATAACTTGTGTGATGAAACAAATTCTGCCGTTGTTCTGAGTTCTACTTGGCGAAATATAGGAACTGTTTATGAACTTAATAAAATCTTTCATTATTGTGGTGCTACCTTTACTATTATAGATAAGACAGGTAGCTGCAGGTGTAGAGTAAGGGGAGTTGAAATAAATGAATGGATGCACCAACACACCGAGAAATGGTTTGATGTAAAATATTATGACTTCTATCGTTATGCAATTATTGATGATGATAGTGACATGCTTTTAAATCAGGCAGACCATTTTTTCAAGACTGATTTTTATTGTGGTTTAACACCAAGTACTTGTTATAGAATCAAAAGATATTTTACACATAAAACATTTCACCATAATGACTGATATCGAATTAATTGACAAGATTTTAAAGTCTTAAAAACCATCAGATATTTTTATTGATGATTGGAAACCAATCTATAAGTCATATAGTAGACTTATTCATCCAGATGCTTGTAGTCAACCCAATGCAAGTAATGCTATGGCGAAAATGAACTATTACAAAGACATTTTGGAAAACGGTGTTCAGTACAGGGATGAAACTGGTGATTTCCGGGTTTTTGAAAAGAAAATTGTGTATCCTGTAACTGATGAAAACAGAATGCTACTTACTACATCACACAATTATTATAAACTACTTATGTCAAAGACTGACAAAGCGTCAGTTGGTTTTCACAGATATCTGCCAGAAAGCATGGTAATGGAAAAAGATACTTTAACAATTAATCTCAAAGACCGTTCTGTTCCCCTAACCGGACAAAAACTTCCGCAAATACACGTTAATTGGCTCTTTAGTAGGATGTTTGAGATTTCATTGTGGTTTAGGAATATTGGTTATGCTCACGTTGGAATGAATCCCACGACAGTCTTCGTAGTGCCTGAAACTCACGGCATTATCATCACTTCCTTCTATCATATGACGGCTTTGGGTAAGAAGGTCAATACAATCAGTGCAAGGTACAAAATGTGGTATCCAACCAACCTTTTTGTGAAAAAGATTGCTACTCAGGATATTGATTTGGAACTTTGCAAGAAAATTGCACTATATTTGTTAGGTGATAGAAGTGCAGCAGGTACAAAACTCAAAAGAGATAAAGATGTTAATCAAGAAGTGCTTACGTTTCTTTTAACCAAACATCAAAACGAAGTTGAGGACTATACAAAATATAGAGAAATACTTGCAAAAAACTTTGAGAAGAAATTTTATGCGTTAAATTTGTAACAAATTAAAAATTTTTACGTATATTTGAACTCTGAATATAAATTAGTATTAACAATTAAATTTTAAAATTATGGGAATTAACAAAAATGATGCAACCTCTTTTGAGGAAATGGCAGAAGAAATGGAAGTAAAAGAAACCGCTCCCGAAACTACCGAGCCTGTGACAACAGACGAGGGTACAGTAACCGAACCCGAAGAAACTCCTGTTACTGAAGGTGAAGAAAATCCTGAATAATTATGGGTTACAGTTCATGGTCAAGTGATGCATACACTAACCTTACTTCGAGTAAGGGATATGCAAGTAAAAGTGCCGATGCCATCTTCTCAAAAAGTATGAGCAGCGACATGACACCCGTTAACCTTGGAATCAGAGAATCACGTGACAGTGATGCTCATCCCACATCATTGGCTGTAATGGTATGGCTTGATGTAACAGGTAGTATGGGTAGAATCCCGGAAGCCATCGTCAAAGAAAAACTTCCTGCTTTGATGAATACTCTTATTGATAACGGTATTGAACACCCACAGATTCTCTTTGGGGGAATCGGTGACCATCATTGTGACAGGTCTCCACTTCAACTTGGTCAGTTTGAGGCTGGAACAGAAGAACTTGACAAATGGTTAACCAGTGTTTATATTGAACGTGGTGGTGGTGGTCAAAATAAGGAAAGTTATCTCCTTGCATGGCTTGTTGCAGGTCGTCACACAAGCATTGATTGTTTTGAAAAACGTAATGAAAAGGGTTTTTTGATTACAATTGGTGATGAAATGAGTTGGGATGGACTTGATACTCGTACCCTTAGAGACCTTTTGGGATATGCGCAGGGTGAAGACGTGACTGATGTCCAGTTGCTTGAAGAAGCACAGAGACTTTATAATGTCTATCACATTCACATTAATGAAGCCAGTTATCGTGATGACCCACAGGTTTTGGGTTATTGGAGAAAAATGCTTGGCGAAAGACTCATTGTTCTCGATGATTACAATGCTGTTTGCGAAACCATTTCAACTTTAATTGCTGTTCAGCATGGTGTTGATATGGCTGCAGTTACAAGCAAATTCGATGCAAAGACCGCAGGTCTGGTTACCACAGCACTGGCAACAGTTGTTCAGGGTACAATCGTATCTGCAAATGATGACGGAGTAATTAAACTCTAAAATCGGGCAGTAATGAAGCAAAAGGGGCATGTGAAAATATGTCCCTTTTTTTGTAACATTTAATTTTATTTTACGTATAATTGTATTATGACAGAAGAACGCACATATTATGATTGTATAAACGAAGTAACTATTAAATTTCGTAGCAATGCACCACAGCGAATCATAGATGCATTAGATTTCAATGGTGAGTGGTATGTTGTGCGTGAAATCTTGCGTGATTGGGGTTATATTGTAATTGAAAATCCAAGTGTTAATTAAACGAAATAATATGAAAGTATCGATTGTTTTAGGTTTGGGATTTGGGGACGAAGGTAAAGGTTCTTTCGTCAATTATCTTTGTTCGAAAGCGAAAAATCCTTTAGTTGTGAGATTTAGTGGTGGTCATCAGGTTGGTCACACGGTTGTCGTTGATGATAAGCGACATGTATTCTCTAACTTTGGTTCAGGCACTTTAATTGGTGTGCCAACATATTGGTCGGAATTCTGTACACTGAGTCCTACCGGAATTCTCAAAGAAGGTAATGCTCTGAGAGAAATGGGTATTACTCCGAAACTATTCATTAATGCAAATGCAATGGTTACAACACCATTCGATATTCTCCAGAACCACAGACTCGAAGAAAAAAACAATCATGGTAGTGTTGGTGTTGGTTTCGGTACTACAATTCAAAGAAACGAAGACCATTTTCACCTGTACGCCAGAGACCTTTTGTATCCAAAAATCAGAGATGAAAAACTTTGGCTTATCATCAACACATACTACAAATTGAATTTCAACCCAAAGGAAGAACATCAACACGCTACCACAAAAAGACTCTATAATGATTTTCTTTTGGCATGTGATGACCTTGTAAGTAGATATCAAATTGTTAATAATTTCGTAGGGTTACTCGACCACGAATTTATTTTCGAAGGCAGTCAGGGAATTATGTTGGATACTGATTACGGTTTTTTCCCTCATGTAACACGAAGCAACACCACATCGAAAAACGTGTTCGAACTCATGAGGAAATATAATTTGCCCGGTGAAGATATTCAAACATTTTATATTACACGTGCATATCAAACCAGACATGGTAATGGTTACATGACGAACATAGGCATGGATACCAGTTACATTAAAGAAAATCCGAAGGAAACCAATGTCGAAGGTTTTCAAGGTGAATTCAGAAAAACTGTTTTGGATTTAGACCTTTTAAAATATGCATTTGAATGTGATAAATACCATAATCCTGTATCAAGAAAAGGAATTGTTATTACATGTCTCGACCAAGTACCGGAAAATATACCAGTAACAATAGGGGGTAATTTATGTACTGTTAAATTTAATGAAATCGGTAAGTATTGTGGTATTAGTTTTAAATATCCTTGTTATTCTGACACAGGATATAAATTTACTATAGAGAACTGTTGATTAATAAAATAATTGTTTTTATATTTGTTCAAAATAAAATATTATGACAACATACTCTGACGAAGAACTGTATGAAATCAGTGACAACTATGGTACACCTAATAGTGTATTGTTGAAAAAAATCCGTGAAGCAGGATTTAAACCTATCGGTATCACAGTATTAATGTGTGAGGAAACCTTTATTTTTAAAGGAAGCGATGAGGCAAAAAGGGCATGGGAAATTTTTAAACCAGAAGGTTGGTGGTATGGGTTTGGTGATTGGGAAGATACTCGTCAACAATATGTTAAAGATATTTACGGGGGTAATGAAGAAGATGCTCCTACTATATATTGGCTCGATAAAAACTTTGCACCAAAAGAAAAACAATGAAATTTTTAATTCAGAAAATAAACGGTCAAATCAGACACGATTTCAGTTTTACATTACTGGAATCCATTAGATTTAAGAACTGGTTAACAAGTAATAATAAAAAGGATAAAATTGTCGTTAAATATGCCAATACATTTGAAATTACAGACCCAGACATGATTTATCCAAATCCTTTTAAGCCACAACACAAAAACTATATTCCTGTTGGCAGTGTGGAGTTTGTTACAGATTTTTTAATGTATTTTCACAACACATTTCCAAAGCCTATTAACGTACCGGAAGAATTGTTCGACCCTTGCTTTACGCAGAGGCGTATATTTAATGGTAATCACATGGATTTGGAGGACTGTACTGGTCGGTATTTTGTTAAAAGCAACAGCAAAATAAAAGGTTTTACAGAAGTAGTTGAGTGCAAGAAAACTGGTAATCAGGGAACAGTATTTTCAGTTTCAATACCCGCAGGAAATTATCAAATTTCTGAATATCTCTTTGGTATTGAAAGCGAATGGCGTGCATTTGTTTATCAAGGTAAATTGGTTGGTTTACAAAACTATTCCGGTGATTTCACCAGATTTCCTGATGTGGCAACAATAAAGAGTATGATATATGCATACAAGTCAGCACCTATGGCATATACTCTTGACGTAGCTGTATGTGACCATGCTACGGTCATAATAGAGGTGCATAACTTCTTCTCCTGTGGATTATATGGATTCGCTGACCATTCCATATATCCAAACATGTTGAATCGAGCATTTCATGAATATGTATTTTTTCACAAATATTCCTTAATGGAAGAAAGTAAAAATCAAATAAATAAAAAATGATAACAAACGACTTTGAAAAATTAGTAAAAGAGTTCCCTAAACTCTATAAAAAAACCAGTACTGGTGCAATTCAGGAATGGTGTGTTAGTGTTATGACAATCAACGATGACCCGATAATTGTAAATAATTATGGTCAGGTTGATGGTAAAATTCAAGAAAGCATTGAAAAAGTTCTTGAGGGTAAAAACATTGGCAAGGCGAACGAAACAACATCACTTGACCAAGCATTGGCACAAGCCAAATCCCGGTGGGAAAAACAGAAGAAGAAAGGATATGTCGAAAGCATTGAAGATGCACAGGCAGGTAAAATAGATGACATTATTGAGGGTGGTATCTTCCCAATACTGGCACATAAGTTCAGTGAGCAGGGACATAAAATTAAGTACCCCGCACTGGCACAACCAAAACTCGATGGACACAGGTGTACGTCACAAAGTGTTAATGGTGTTATTACTTTATGGAGTAGAACAAGAAAACCAATAACAAGTGTACCGCATATCATTGAAGCACTTACTGGTTTGGATGAACTCATTGATAGATTCGATGGTGAACTTTACAATCATGATTATCATAATAATTTCGAAGAACTAAGTTCAAAAATTCGTCAAGAAGAACCAATGGAAGGTTGTGAAATCATTCAATATCACGTCTATGATTTTCCACATCCAACTCTTACCAACAGAGAACGTAATACTATACTTCAATCATATTCAAAGAACTTTGAAGGCACTCCTGTTCATATTGTAGAAACAATTGTTGTTAATGATGAAGATGAACTCATGACGGCTTTCGAACACTTTCTTGCTGAAGGCTATGAAGGTTGTATGGTCAGGAATATGGACGGATTATATGTAAACAAGCGTTCATATGACTTGCAGAAAATCAAAGAGTTCGATGATTCGGAATTCAAAATCGTTGGTGTGAAGGTTGGAACAAAAGGTTCAATGGCGGGTAAGGCAGTTTTTACTTGCCAGAATGGTGACACTACCTTTGATTGTAAGTTAAAGGGCAACATGGATGAACTCACTAAGTATGCTAATGACCCTTCATTGGTAATAGGTAAAATTCTGACGGTTAAATATCAAGGCATGACTAAATATGGTCAGCCGAGATTCCCGGTTGGTATGCGTTTCAGAGAAGATATATAATCATGGCAAAGAAAAAAAGAATAACGTATCAGGAAACTTATGTCAAGGGTGTTGTTGCTGAAAAAGAACAAATACTCAAACTTATAAACATGCCAGATACTGTATTATATGCAGTTAAGGCAGGAAAATATGAGGACGGTAAAGAGTTTATAACGATAACAATTGACAACATAGAATGAAACTCAAGGGAACATATAAGCAAGCCTATACTATCGACAAAGAAGCCAAAGAATTGGTTGTTGAGGTCGAATTAAAACAAATTGAGGGCATGATGAAACCCGGACAAAATGTTTGGTATGGTGTGGCAATTGCTAATGGAAAGGAAATTAAACACAAGAGTTTACCATACTGTGTAAATGCAGAGTACATGGCAGAGACAATTGGGTTAGAAATTATTGAGTCATGGAAAATCAGAGCAAAAAAAGAAGGTAAGGTTTTTAAATTAAAGAAAGAGAAAAATGAAACCAAGAGAATTTAACGAAATTATGATTGCGTTTGTTGAAGAAGACAAGCGTTGGAAAGCACTCAAGGTGGGTGATTCTGTTTATACCTGTTCACCTGCTGGTCTTGATTTGGATTATTTTAGAGCCGAAATCAAAGAAATTAATCTTGAAGAAAGATATGTTATTGCTTACGACAGAGCAGATAGAATAAATCCAGATAGAGAAATCAAACTTACTGGTTTTCTTACACAAGAAGAATTTAATAATGTAAAATTTTAATTATGAAAGTAAAAGCATTGCGCTATAAAAAAGAACATAATCCTTTTCAGGAATTCGTTATTCTTGAAGATATTGGTTCAGGTGTTGAGGTATTTACTTCAGCAACCCCTAAATTATATCCTGAATCAGCAACTCTGGAAAGTTTGATAGAACATGTTGAAGAAAATGATTATTTCGAGGGTCTGGAATTGGATTGGGACACCGTTGAAATGGTAGAATTCGAACTAACTGAAAGTGGTGAGGTGGGTGCTGATATCAGAAATAAACTCACTCCAAGTCTTAATCTTATAGCACTTCTTAAATTATATTTTAAGGATAATGTTGCACACGCAACAGAAGAAAGAGCAAACTTAGCCAGACTGATTAAGGTTGAAATGGAAAAAAGTAAAGAAAGTATAAAATATATTGCGAATTTATTATAATTTTACATATATTTGTGGTTTAGAAATTAATTTTAATTTAAAAGCAAAAAAATGAAAACAGGTAGTATTATTGGATTAGGAATTTTTGGTGTTATTGTACTCAGCATTGTCTTTTGGGCAATAGGTCTGTCGAACACCTATAATAAAAAGTATCAAACAGGTAAAGCATTCCAGCAAAACAGTGAAGTTGTATTCGACAACACTTGGAAGAAAATTCAACTGCAAGCGAATGTCACTGTAGAGTACAAAGAAGGTTTCAGGGAAGTTTTTGTTGAAATCATGGATGCAAGATACCAGAATGATGCAGGTGCTGGTCAGCAAACTCTTATGAAATGGGTAACAGAAGCCAATCCAGAATTCGATGCAAGTCTTTACAAGACCCTAATGAATACCATTGAAGGTAGTCGTAATGAGTTCACTATGGAACAAAAGAAACTCATTGACATCGACAGGGAACTTAAAACAATGAAGGTTACATTCCCCAATAGTTTAGTTCTTGGCAATAAACCGGATTTGGAAATCAAATTAGTTACCAGTGGAAAAACTAAAGAAGCATTCAGCACTGGTGAGGAAAATGATGTTGACCTGTTTCCAAAAGAGAAAAAATAATAAAATTGTAACATTTTTATATACTTTATGTATATTAATTGTTCTTTGAAATAGTCTTTCTGCTGAAAGCAAACAGTAATTGAGGAAACTCACGGAGTGGTTGGGTTTGGGCAACCATAGTTACAGTCCTATTCCAAAGGACGTTGTTTGCCATAAAACACCCTTCGCCAAGTGAAGCAGTCTGGTAAGGGCAGACCGAAGTATGTAATAGAGGGCAACTCTGGTGTTCCGTGTGGAAACGGGTAGAAAGATTTTTTATGCGTAGGTCGCTTAATGGTGAGGGCACACATCTGAGAAGGTGTGGTTGACAGAACGAAACGGTGCACCAATCACTGGACATGTGGGTTCGAATCCCACCCTGCGCTCGAAGCCTAACACGGTGGCTACGTGTTGAATGCTGTGTAACGTGCCTACGAATGTAGGTCTGAATGCCAGATAAAAAGAAGGTGCAGCAGGCAGGAAAGGTTTCGCAAACCTAAGTTTGTTGGTTTAATGAAGATAAAACCAAACTGAATGCGGGGACTCCCAAGTGAAGTAGGCATTCAACTCTGCGTGAGGGAGTCCCTTTTTTTAATTAAAAATAGATTTTTAATGTGATGGAAAAGGAAAAAAAAGATGCGTTTGAATCACTGAGAAAAGCAATTGCAGAAGCAAAAGAATCATTAGGTAAGAAATGCGAACACTGTGGTTGTTATGACGGTATTCACAAGTCAGATTGTTTATTTTTACTAAAATTAAGATGATATGAAAACAAAAACAATTGAAGTATGTGATGCCAAACTGTATTCAATTTCATGTGAACGGAATGACCCTATTGACATTCGCTGTGGTGGTTCTGCCGTTCTTGGATACGATTTTGGTGTATCGCCCGATGAAGATGAAAAGAAAATTATTGAATTTCTTAAATCATGTATTAAGAAATATCATCGACCTTTTATTGGAATATCGGTTTCGATTCAAAAAGATTTTCCTGTTAAACATCTTTGGACTAAAGAAAGAATGGAAGAGTGTATAAAGAATAATGCAATTTGATTATGGAGTGCATGACGCTTGAAAGATATGATGAACAAGGTAATCCAGTGTATAAACCCAAACGGGTGTTCGATACTCAGGATGATGCAATTGAAGTCGCTAAGTTTGTCAACTCTCAAGACCATGTGATACATAAGGTTGTTCCGTATCGGTGTAAAGTTTGTAAAAAATGGCATCTCGGTAGGAATGGCAAAGAATTAAAAGAAAAAGAAAGACAAAAACATAAAAATCAAATTTATAACACATTTAAAATCAATTAGTTATGGGTTATCTTCACATCTCAAACCTCTACAAAGACCAGAACATCCTTTTATTTAAGGAGTGCTACGCTATGGAAAAAATTCATGGCACGTCTGCACATATTAGTTGGAAATTCGAACAAAAAAGGGTCGGTTTCTTCACAGGTGAAAATCATCCACTTTTCGTTTCACTTTTTAATGAAGAGTTTTTAATTAAAAAGTTCGAAGAAATATTTCCAGACCAAAATGTTGTTATCTTTGGTGAACACTATGGTGGCAAATGTCAAGGCATGTCACACACTTATGGTAAAGAATCTAAGTTTATTGGGTTTGATGTTAAGGTTGGTGAAATCTGGCTTAACGTGCCGAATGCAGAAGATGTCTGCAATCAATTCAATATTGAGTTCGTACACTATAATAAGATTGATGTCACATTAGAAAATCTTACAGCACTGAGGGATATGTATTCAATGCAAGCAGTTCGTAATGGTATGGGATACGACCATAAACGTGAAGGTATTGTTTGCCGTCCACTTGTTGAAATGCGTACCAATAATGGTGATAGGGTTATTTGCAAGTACAAGCCTGATGAAGAAATGGAAACCAAAACCAAACGTGAGGTAAGTCCTGAACAACTTAAAATTCTTAGTGATGCAAAAGAAATCGCAGAAGAATGGGTGACAAATAAAAGACTCGAACATGTATTGCAGAAATTCCCTGCTGATGTCAACATGGAAGCAATGGGTGATGTTATCAAAGCCATGATTGAAGATGTTTACCGGGAAGGTAAGGATGAAATCGTGGAGAGTAAAGAAGTTGGTAAAGCCATTGGTGGCATGACTGTGAAACTTTTTAAACAGAAACTTCAAAGTAAATCAAAATAAAAAAATATGAAAATGTTTCCTGTGTATTATAATGGTAAGTCATATTCTAAAGAAGAATGTGATGAAGTGTTTTTAGCTTATTATCTTTGTCCCGAAGCATTAAATTGTGAGGGTGGTGTATATGTGGCAGATGGAACTTGGGTTTATCCTGATGGTTCAATGAATGAATTTTAGTTATGGGACGGTATTCACGAAAAGATATGATTGAATTCGCTAACTTTGCAAAGAGTTATCAATCTAATCCAAATGTTGATGAAGCATATGAACTCTATTTAAGGGGCGTGAGAATAATTACCATAAAAACAGATAAAACGGATGTTAAACGATATAAACAAATAAAAAATGAGAGACGAATTAGGCGACAGAATGAAAAAGTATTACGAGGATAGAACTCGTATTACACTTCCACGTAGAACATACACAATCATTAGGATTGATGGTAAGGCATTTCACACCTTCACCAAAGGTTTGAATAGACCTTTCGATGATGGTCTTATTAATGACATGGATGAAACTGCTTGCTACCTCTGTAAGAATATACAGGGTGCTAAGTTTGGTTTTGTTCAGAGTGATGAAATCAGCATATTACTTACCGACTTCGATAAGATTGGTACTGATGCATGGTTTGATGGCAACATACAGAAAATGGCAAGTATTGCTGCAAGTATGGCTGCTGCTAAATTCAATCAGTTGAGATGGATAAGATTTGTAACTGAAAAATATAACAACAGCACAGATAAAGTTGAGTGGTTGTGGTTTATGCAAGCTGCCGGACTTAAACTTGCTGAGTTTGATGCCAGAGTATTCACTATTCCAAGTGATTATGAAGTTGAAAATTATTTCATCTGGAGACAGCAAGACACTGTTCGCAACAGTATTTCAAGCGTTGCCCAGAGTCTTTATAGTCACAAAGAACTCGCAGGTAAGAACATGAGCGAACAGCAGGAGTTGATATTCCAGAAAGGTATTAATTGGAATGATTATGCTCCGAAGTACAAGCGTGGTAGGTTTATTTTTAAACAAAATTATGAGGTAGTTCCTGATATTAAATTACCGGAGGGAATGCCACCAGTAGATAGTTTTCAAACAGTGGTACGTAGTCGTTGGGTTGCTGATGAATGCCCCACTTTTACTCAGGACAGAGAATTTTTGTTAAATTACATACCAAAAAACGTCTAAGATGCCGACAGTATATCTTGCATTATTAATTCCTATCATAGTAACATTGGTTTTTTATTTATTTAAAAAACACCAGTTTACTTGGTGGGAATTTTTTATACCTATTGCTTCTGTACTAATTGCTGTTGTAATAAGCAAAGCAATTATTGACCATACAAGTGTTCAATTTACCGAATATTGGGGGTCTACAGTGACAGCAGTATTTGAAGAAGAACCATATAATTATTGGAAGACTGAAACCTGTAGTCGTCAAGTTCCATGTGGTACTGACAGTGAGGGCAATACAGAATATTGCACTGAATACTACGATTGTTCGCATCAGGAAGATGTAAGTCCTTCGTGGTGGGCAATTACTAATCTTAATGAGAGATTTAGTATAAGTGAAAAACAACACGATGAACTCGTAATACAATTTAGAACTAAGAAAACAATAATCAAAACACGTCAAAATTATGCACCACGTGACCGTGCTGTTGGTAGTAAAGGAACTAAATTTGAAGGCACTCGTGTTGGTCAGACTTCACATGTTTATCAAACATCTTGGAATGGTAGCGATGAAACTCGTAAAGCATATACAAGCCAACATACTTATGAAAATAGAGTCAAAGCATCTGACCTAACGATTTTTAATATTAAAATGGTTAAAGAAGTAGAGGTCGATAGTCTGGGTTTGTTTAGATATCCTGAACATAAGAAAAGTACTTGGTTTAATAAAACAAATGGTTTGACATATCCAACAATTCTTGGTGATAATATCAGTAAAGAAACACAAGAAAAATTCAGAAAACTCAATGGTAAGTTCGGTGTTAGTAATGAACTTAGACTCTGGATTCTGGTGTTCGAAAATAAACCTATGTCCATTGCACAGTTTCAGGAAAACTATTGGGTTAAAGGTAATAAGAATGAATTAGTTGTTTGTATAGGTAAGAAGGGTAATGAAATTCAGTGGTCACATGCATTCAGTTGGGCACATTCTGCTGAATTAACGGCAGCAGTTCAGAATGAAGTTCTTAATCTTTATACGTATCGAGATAGCCTTGTTGTTAGAAAAAATCCGGTTATTCCTGTCACAAAAGATATACAGGAAAAAGTGCTTGGTGGAATCGGCAATAAATTGCCGGAAGTATTGCCGATTAAAAACCCTATGGTTGCCGATAGTGTTGTTAAGGTCAGGTCTAAGACACCTATGCTTACAGAACAAACTTGGAATGATTACTATAATTACCTTAATGCAAATCTCCATAAATTTGAAAGAAGGTCATTTGAGGAATTTAGTTACTTAACTGTTGAACCATCAAAGGGTGCAGTAATTTTTATATTCATCTTTGCCTTTATTGTATCGGTTGGTGTAAATTTTTGGGTTATAACGAATGAAATATACGGTGATTCTGAATATAGTGATAAATATAAAAGAAAACATTATAAATATTAAATAAAACTTACCATGAATAAAGAATTTCTTGAGCAAATTAAAACCAGACGTGAAAAACTTGAAGAAGTAAAAATAGTGTTGAAGGAAAAGTTTATTGGTATTGATAGTGTTATTGATAAGATAATTGATAATATATCACTATGGTATCAAACACCTGAACTTCAATTCAGACCATTAATCATCTCACTATGGGGAATTACTGGTGTGGGAAAGACTGATTTAGTTCGTACACTTGTCAAAGAATTAAACTATACTGATAAGTTCATTGAAATTCAAATGGATTTAAAAAACGATTATGCTAAAAATATTGAAAATTATTTAGATAACAGTGGAATTGATTCGAATGAACCCGCAATATTATTATTGGATGAAATTCAACGATACAGAGCGATTGATGAAACTGGTCGTATGATAGAGAATAAGTACTTCAATGACATCTGGATGTTACTATCTGACGGCAAGTTTCAAAACAATTCACAACGTAGAGCCGAAATTGTTGAAATGCTTATGGATGAATTGTATTGGTTGGACTATCGTGAAAATACTGAGGAAGAAATTGATTCCGATACACCATCAAATGCTGATGATGATAAAAAACAAAAAAAGATTAAAAACCCAAAGAAAAGAAGATTTCAAACATCATATTGGACTGCCAGCAAGTTTAAAAAAATGTTGAATCTCAAGATTTCAACAGAGGAAATAATGGAGATGAACCTCGAACAGCGACTGGAAATAATGGAAGAAAACCTTAAAGCCGGAAATGTTAATGAAGGCAAATCTTATGAAAAACTTCTTATATTTATTTCCGGGAATCTCGATGAGGCATTTAGAATGTCTGAAGAAGTTGAAGAAGTTGAAAGAGATGCTGATGTGTTTCATGAACTCTCGAAAAGAATTAATATTATTCACATAAAAAATGCACTGGCATATAAATTCAAACCGGAGCAAATTGCGAGATTCGGAAATAATCATATAATTTACCCATGTTTGGATAAAAAAAGTTATCAGATAATCATAAAGAAAAACGCTAAACAGGTTCTCGATAAAATTAAATCACAGCATGATATTGAGGTTGAGTTAGATTCTTCCGTTTATGATGTAATATATCGTAATGGTGTATTCCCAACTCAGGGGGTTAGACCTGCAATATCAACAGTTTATAATATTCTCGGCACTAATCTTCCCTTCTTCATGTATCATGCGATGCTTAATGATGTCAATAAATTTAACTTGAGATGTGAGAATAAAAAATTAATTACAGACATCAACGGTAAAACAATTCAAAAAGATTTAGTTTTGGATATTGATGATATTCGTGATGGTAAATCTCTTGATGAGAAAATGTTGGTTATAGTTCACGAACTCGGTCATGCATTGATTTATGCGCTTTTATTTAAAACACCACCAAAACAAATCAATATTAACAGTGCCGGACTTGAGAATGGTTTTGTTATTAATCATAGTTCGATTGACAATAAAACATTCATTCGGAATCAAATTGCAATACTATTGTCAGGTATTGTTGCGGAAGAACTTGTATTTGGTGAGGAATTTAAATCTAATGGTTCGTCACACGACATATTGATTGCAACAGATATTGCGGGTAAATATGTCAGATGGTATGGTATGAGTGAATATGTTTCAAGAATATCAAAAGAAAATGTGCAAATGCCACATGATATGAATTACGATATTGATAAAACAAATGAAACCATCGAAATAATTCTATCTGAAGAAAAGAAACGTTCTAAAGATTTACTAAATAAACACATGGGTTTGTACAAGGAACTTATTAGGAATACAATTAATAAGAATATGATACCCATTGATTTATTTGTGGAAATCTGTAATAGGTTTGGGTTAACCCTTATTGAAAAAGGAGTTAACGACAAGATAATATATTCGTATGATGAGAAAATTCAGAACTTTTTAAATCAATAACGGTATGAAATACACACTAAAAAAGTATGTGAATATTTTATTTCACAACAAATCAGTTAGAGACTGGATGACATGGGGGACATATGGAAAAAGTGGTAATGACCCATTAAAATTTGTTTTATTAAAAAATATGTCTGACGAACATATTCAGGCAATACTGGACACTCAATTTCAAATTAGCAAATTTTATCGCAAGGAATTTAAGCGTGAATTAAAGTTAAGAAAGAAAAACCCAATCTTTTCAAGAAAAGAAACGATATAATTGTAACATTTTATTATATTTTCCGTATAAGAAAAAAAAACAAAAATTATGAGAAAAGCATCACAAGACAACGGACTCATCGTAGATGAAGGTAAATTCATAGGAATTGCACTTGGTTATGACTATTGCGCAGAACATGAATGGGGAATCAAAGAACTTAAACAAATATGTGGAATTCCTGATAGTTCGAAAAAGACTATGGGAGTTAAAAGTCGCACCATAACGAAAGTTCCGCTCCTTATTTTCAAGGAAGAAATTGTGAAAAGAGACACAACTAAAATAAAAAAGGGAAAATATGCTGTTCTTTATACCGGAATGCAGTGGCGTAGTAAGGAAGAAAATGAAGAATATATTTCACATGACTTGAAAAACTGGATAGAAGACCTCAATTGGAATGCCAAATGGAATGCGGAACATCCAAGTACCAGAGGCGAGAAAGATAACATCATCACGGCATGGGATAGTGGTAGTTTTGGTGTTGCAGTCATGGGTGAAAAAGAAGTTGAATGGCTTAAAGAACTTAAAACAGCTATTGAAGAAAAAAGACTTACCATTGCTGTAGCAAATCTCAGAGCAAAGAATCCATTTGCAGGTTCATCGTTATGTCTTATGATTACCGACAGAATTCCACAGGAAACTCTCGATGCCATGTATTTGGGAGATAAGACATACTTCGACCGTGAAGACTATGAAGAAAAAATCGGAATGAAGAAAATCATTCAGAATAACAAAGGAAGTTATGGTGGTCTTCATTATTTCATGGCTTGCAGTCCCAAATGGATTGATTATAATAATACAGAGGGTACTCTTGAAGAACAGAAAAAGAAATACAATACCAAATACGACATCATGTACTGGATAAATTACAGTGATGATGACAACAATTATGGTTGGTATACTGTTGAAGAAATCCGTGAGTGGCTTACAGGTAAGAAAAAATTAACTGAAATCAGAAAAGCAAGATAAGTGTATAAAGTCGTTACAGAAAAAATGGAATCCTTGGGGTTAAGAAAAAATCCTAACATCATGTGGTTCAGAATGGGAGAGTGGTTTCAAGAACCCGTTCCTGCAAGCGGAAAACAAGATACAGGTGGAATCTGGTGTTGTGAGAAACTTAGTGCTGCACGTGCATTGAAACGATATTTTGAAAAACGATATGGTCGAGCCAGAATATTTGAATGCAGAATTGGAAATGTTTTGTATCAAAATTCTTATCGAACCAAAACAGATAAAATTAAATTAATAAAAGAAATGTTATGATTGAAGACAATAAAAAAGAAATGATTCTTAAAATGGGCGAGGTAGATACATACTTCCTTATTGACGAATGTGGTGCTTTTATGTGGAGAATGAGTCACGAAATGGCACATGGAAGAATACCACAAGAATCACACGCTGCCGTTCAGGAAGATATCAATGCTGTCAGAGAGATTCAGGTCTTTGCGGTTGATAATCTCCTGAGATTTGGTATTGACCCTGAGTCTGCTAAAGACCGTGAGAATGGTGATTATTGGAAATGGTATACTTTCTGGGATGATTGGAAGAAAGGGTTATCTGATGAAGATTGGAATGCCGTGAATTTGTTAATCAGTAAAAAAGAATCATACGAAAAATATTTACCTAAAACAACATGGAAGGATTAGAAAAACAATTAGAACTCAGGATGTACTTCTTTGTACCCTACAACATAAGTCCCATTCAACAGGCAATTCAGGCAGGTCATGCTGCTTTGGAATATGCTCACAAGTATGGTGATACTGAAGTATTTAAAAATTTTGTCGTTCATCATAAAACTTGGATAATACTCAATGGTGGTACAACAAATGCTAATAGAGATTTCGAAGGCATATCACAAGGAACTCTTAATCAAATTGGTGACCAGTTATTGGATAATCAGATTGATGTTGCATGGTTTCATGAACCGGACTTGAATGATGCACTTACCGCATTATGTTTCATTTGTGATGAAAGAGTATTTAACAGGAAAGACTACCCGGATTTCGTTAATTGGCTTCTTGATGTAAAAATGTATGAAAGCGCAAAAGAAGAAGCAAAGAAAAACAATCCTGAGTTATGGGTTAAACTTAGACTTTATCCTGAAATGCAACAAGAGATGTTTCCAGAGTACTATAAGGAATGGGTGCGTTTCTTAGGTGGGTTGAAAAACGTTTTTCTCAGGAACTTAATTGAAGATAAAAAATTGGCATAATGGATTTACGTAAGACTTTTAATTTTCCAGACCAAAAGCAATTAGAATTATTGCGAATGGATTCTAATTACATCTTGAAGAATTGTGATGCTATTGCCAGTAATGAACGCAAAGAACTTAGAGAAAATCAAGAAATGCGTGATGGTACGTGTCCTGTTTGTAAAGCAAAAAAACCGGATGTTGTAAATAGAATTATAAGTGTTCATGGTGTTGGAAATATTAAAGGCAGATTTCGTTTTGGTTTTGGCTATTTTAATGTTTCAACGATTATTAATACCGTTGTTGTTAATCATTGTAATAAGTGCGGAAATGAGTGGGAGAAATTCAAAACAAAATCAATTTCTGAAACCGATATATTGAGAGTTTGTTTGAATTATCTTGCAGAGATAATTAATGACCCCAACGAAAAAAAGAATTCTTGGAAACTGGAAGCTATTGAAGTTTTTGAAGGTTGTTATGCTGAAACAATATACGCTCATGCGTTGAAACAAAAAGATTATTTACGTCAAACAACTGTTTCTTCATTAAGTATTTCGAAACTAAGACGTTACTATAAATCAATTTATGATTGTAAAGCAAAAAATTAGAAAAAATTTAAAATAATTAGATATGAAAAAAATAGGTTATATTGATAGAGCAACATATGTTATTACAGGAGTAGTGCTCTTAGTCGCTGCTTTTGCAATTTGTGTTGGTTTTGGTTTGATTCAAATCGGTCAGAACGGTATTAATTTCTCATTTTAAAAATAAGATGAAAAAAATTAAACTGATAATTATAGCTGCTGTTAGTATAGATGGTGTAATAGGTATTGATGCTGAGATTCCTTGGAGAATTCCCGAAGACTTTAAACATTTCAGGGAAACCACAATGGGAAACATACTTATTGTTGGTCGTAACACTTATCTCACGTTACCGGATAAGGCACTTGAGGGTAGAGATTATATGGTGGTGATTGGTGAAAATGAACCTGAACGTCTACATCAGAATGCTTATCAGTTTAAAGACATGGATAGTATTTTCTTTTTGCTTGAAGACGAAAAAACAAAAAAAGATAAGGCTTTTGTCGCTGGCGGTGCTATGGTATATGAAACATTAATAGAGCGTTGCGATGAAGCAATTATAACTTGGGTAAATAAAACTTACCCAAATGGAAATAAAAAGTTTCCAATTAACAAATTATTTACTAACTTTACTGCCACGGATAATTCAGATTGGATGACAAGTAAAACCGGATTTGAATATAAAATCATTAATTATAAGCGAAATGGATAAAGAATTACAAATTATTATCACAGGGCAAGCAGCATCAGGTAAGTCATCTATGTTGTTCTTCCTTGAACGAATGTTGATAGCTAACGGTTTTAATGTTGTACTTGATTTAACATTAGAAGGACTGGATTACGGGAGTGAATCTCGTTTCAGACAACTTGTCGGTGAAAATTTCAGTAAAAAGGAAGAAGCGTTAATGAAAAACACAAAAATAACTTTAAAGACAGTACAGATGGCGAGAAAACCCTATGGCAGTAAAGAGAAACCCCAAACCCAAAACCAAACCAATAACAACGATTGAAATGGAAGTGGCAATAGCCAAAATGTTTGGTATTAGGGAACATATAATCGTACCAAATTTATCATGGGGATTGACAGGAATGCATGAATGTGATTTGTTTTTAATTAAAAAGTCTGGCGTTGCGGTAGAGGTTGAGATTAAACGAAGTAAGTCTGATTTGCTTGCAGATTTTAAAAAGGGGCATGACCATAAAGATAGGTATAATAGAATAACAGAATTTTATTATGCTTTAACTGAAAGACTATATGAAACATCAGAAGCATTGATTCCCGAAAATGCTGGAATTATCGTTTGTTACAAAAATTACAATACTTGGGACGAAAAGGTAAGAACATATGCGCAGATAAAACGAAGACCAAAAAGAATTAAAGGTGCAAGAACTCTAACCGAAGAAGAACAACTGAAAGTAGCAAGACTTGGAACTATGAGAATCTGGACACTTAAAGAAAAAATAATAAAAAATGGAGAAGCCAAAATTTAAGAACATACCGAATGACCATGTAACATTTGGTTTTCATTCACCACATTCCGGGATATCGGTAAGACAGGACTATTTTATAAGTAGAGCAGTTGCTGTTGTAGGTGTAGTATTCATCAGTATTGTTGGTGATAACATGCGTGTCCTTGTCACCAAAAGGTCTGAAAAAATGCGTGATGAAGCTGGAAAATATGGTGTTCCATGTGGTTATCTCGATTGGAATGAAACTCTTTATGATGCGATGGTTCGTGAAGTATATGAAGAAACATCTTTATATCTTCCAAACTATGAAGAGTTCTTAGTCACAAACAACAACAAAAAATCATTCACCGTTCATGATAAGCCGACAGATAATAGGCAGAATGTTTCACATATCTTTTTATCTGTTTATGACTTCAATAAAAATGTCAGTAATGTTCCAACTGAAATTGAAAGTTACAAGGACAAGGAAACTGCAGAAGTAATGTGGATGTCATTACTGGAATTTTATCAGAAATATGATACAGAATATTCTTGGGCATTCAATCATAATGAGACTATCAAGGACGCATTAAAATTTTATAACAAAGGAATATGAAAGCAATAAAAAAACAAGACCTATTAAATTTAGGATTTACCGAAGAATATTCAACACCGGAAGAAAGCGGAACTGAAAAAGGTTTTTATTATTATACTTATCAGATTAATGAAGACAGTCCTTGCTTATTAATTACTAATTCAAATGACGAATGTGTAGATGATAATTATATTGTCGAATTTTTTGATTATCTTGACATCGAAATTAAAGATTTAAATGATTTGAAAGAATTGGTAGCAATAATAAAAAGAGGAATTAAAACTAATGGATAAGAACATAGATATAAATAATCTTTTCAATGGTCTCGGTCTTGATGATGATATGCGTTTGCCGTTTGAAGAACCAACACCCAATGAAAAGTTAAATGAAAATCAAATGTTATTACCTTCCGGTAAAATCATTACTTTCAATGACGAGCAATTTGAAGGGATTAAAAGAATTAAACAGTGGTTAAAAACAGGTAACACCTTTTTCACTTTAGCTGGGTATGCGGGGACGGGTAAGACTACCATCATTAAAAAGGTACTGGAAGCCTATCGATATGGTGTCGTTGTTTCAGCACCAACACATAAGGCAAAGAAGGTCATAATGAGTACAACAGGTAAGGAGGGACAAACACTACATGGACTTCTTGGACTCAGACCTGATGTCGATTTGGATAATTTCAATCCTAATGACCCCAAATTTAATCCAATTGCTGTTCCCAAAATTGCTGATTATAATTTTGTAATTATTGATGAAGCATCAATGATTAATCAAGAACTTTACGATTTAATTATTGAAAAGACTAAGGACACCCGTACTAAGGTTCTTTTCATGGGCGACCCTGCTCAAATACCACCTGTCGGAGAAAAAGCCAGTGTTGTTTTCATGCAAGACCAGACCAAAGAATTCCATCAACTCACTAAAATCGAAAGGCAAAATGATACAAATCCACTTGCATTTATATATGATGCACTACGAAATAACTTGGACACCCTTGATGGTGGATTTCTAAGGAAGTCTAATGTAAATGAATTAGGCGAAGGTGTTATTTTTACTGTGAATAAAATGAGTTTCCGTAAAGCAATTCTCGAAAAATATTTATCTGAGGAATTTAAAAAGGATACTGATTTCTGCAAAGTAATTGCTTGGAAGAATGATACAGTAATGCTAAGTAATTCTATAATAAGAGAACAACTTCTGGGTAAAAATACTGATATCATTGAAGTCGGTGACCTACTCATGGGATATCGTAGTATTAGTGATGAAAAACAAAGGTATAATATAATTGAAAACTCTGCAGACTATCGTGTTGTTGAAAAATCCGGGTTAGAAGAAAATGCATATGGCATCAAAGGTTTCCGTGTTAAATTAAAAGAAGACCTACCACAAAAGCATTTCAGATTTCAAGATGTCTTTATCATTGATGCAAATAATCACAATAATTTACATCTTTATGGTCAAATGCATGATTTCTTCCGGGACATGGGAAGGTCAAATAAGAGAATGTGGAATAAATACTATAGTTTTAGGCGCAATAATATGTTAATGAAAACTATAGATGAATACATAAACGGACAACCCAGAGAAAAACCTGACATTATTGTTAAAGATTTGGATTATGGTTATGCGATTACTGGACATAAATCACAAGGTAGCACGTATTCACATGTTTTCGTTATGGAGAACGACATAAATTTAAATTGGGTAATGAAGGAAAGAAATCAAATTAAATACGTAGCACTTACTCGTCCGGTTCATACTGCAACGGTATTAACCACCAAAATTGACGTGTAATATGAATGAAATTGAACATAGAGACCGTGCCAGACAAATCATGTCCTTTGAGAACATGAGAAGAAGGTGGGGACTGAGACCAACAGATATCGATGGGTTTCAAGAATATTGTGGAAAATTGTTTATTTATTTGGAAGGTAAGTTGATTAACAAATCAATGGATATTGGTCAAAAACGTGCATTCGAACACATCTGCGAATCATATTATGAACACGACACAGAACCCAAATCATTATCGAAGCACTTTGCATGGGTTTTGATTTTTGAACACAATACAAGACCGGAAGAAGATGTGATTATCGCAGACCAATATGTTACCGAAGTTTATAGTAGTGTGTTTCCCGAATGGAGAGCACCAAATGGTAGAAATGTAGTTCCTAAATTTAATCTCGATTCAAATGGTACGATAACAGTGATTGAAGCAATAGCACAGATTGAAAACTGGTGCTATGAAAACAATATCCCAATTGGTAAGGAAGATTAATTAAATTCAAAGATATGAAACGTGAAACACTATGTGTTGTCTGGAAAATTATAAGGCGTGCAGGTCATGGTAGAACACCAGAAACGTATTGTTCCTATATTGCAGAAAATAAAAACAACAGACATAGATTAAAAACTGTCGAAGGTACAAAACTATTTGAAATTCTCGAAAATACGGTTATATCTAAAACAGACAGATATGATAATAAGGTTTATATCGATGCTATGTACCACAAAGGAAACCTGTTATACATAACTAATCCAAGAGTAATGTAAAAATTTTCTTTCATTTTGTAACATTTTAAAATTTTCTTCGTATAATTGCATTATGGAAAAAGTATTAATTATAGTACGTGGATTACCGGGGTCGGGCAAATCAACATTTGCTAAACTTCTTGGCAGAGCAATTTGCACTGCTGACGATTGGTTTATGCGTAATGGTAAATATGAATGGCATGGTCATTTACTTAACGATGCACATAATTGGTGCATGCGTAAGTGTAGAAGGTTCATGAAAAAAGGTGTTGATAGGATTATTGTAGCCAATACTTCAATAACCGAAAGAGCAATGCGTCCATATTTTGATATGGCAGAAGATTTTGGATACACTGTGTTTACCGTTATAGTTGAAAATAGACACGGAAGCACCAATATTCATAATGTGCCAGAAGAAAATTTGAAAAACATGGAAGATAGATTTTCAATTAAATTGATATGAGAGATATTATTAAAAAAATCGTAAATCCAATAAACGGCATCGAAACTGCAATAGTTAACGATGCCGATTTTATTGCAGGTGCTTCATATGGGAAGCCAAGGTCGGGACATCCCGAAGGTCAGGTGATTTATCACATAAAAGAAGTGCTGGAAAACGTTGATAAATGGTATGGTGATGATGAAGATTATGATAATCTTCGTTTAATTGCGATAATTCATGACACATTCAAGCATAAGGTTGATAAGACAAAACCAAAAGTTGGTGAAAACCATCATGGTATGATTGCCCGGAGATTTGCTGAAAAATACATAAGTAATCCCGATGTTCTTCAAATAATTGAACTTCACGATGAAGCATATAATGCATGGCAAAAGGGTGGACGACATGGTGATTGGTATAAGGCGAAAATGCGTGCCGATACTCTTATTCGTGGGTTACTTATAGAAGGTTGTCTGGATTTGTATTTGAAGTTCTATCGTTGTGATAATGCAACTGGTGATAAAGAACAAGAAAATTATGAATGGTTTATTGAACTCGTCAATGGAAATGATTAAGAAAATATTATCATATTTTAAAAAGAAGCCGATTGAATACGAAGCCGTTAGTTTCGCAGTCAATAACATGACCGAAGAACAAATTAACATGGTTAAGTCGTATAAGAAAATCTTTGCTGAAAATCAAATCAATTTAAATAAGATTAGATTTGTTTTTGATACTTCATTTACATATGATGTAGATAATAATCTGATTAATCCAGAGTATCAAACCTTGCAACCAAAAAAGAAAAGAAAAAACGCTCCAGTAATTGAAATAAATAAGCCACAAAACCTAATGACCATATACCTTGGTGAAAACAGAACTTTCAATAACGTAGAATTGCTCAAGCAATATGTTAAAAAAAGCAAGAGAGGGATTGTTATTCTTGCTTGCAATGAAGATGTTGAAGATGTTATGTGGTTTACCAATCTCGATGATGCAGCAGACTACTATTTTCAGAAACAAATTTTTGAATACGAAACATAATTATGGAAACAATAATTGCAATATCAGTAACAGTGCTTATCTTGTCATTCATTATAACAATGATAACACCAATATCTCTTGATTTGTATTTCATGACACTTAACATTGAAAGACATCCGGTCTTAAAAGCAATGGTTGATGATGTTCTGACAAACATATGTAAGGAAGAAGATATTACTGTTTTACATAAAACTTACGAAGAAATTAATGTGAATATTGAGGATGATAGGGAAAAAGCATTGGGTATGTATGTCTATACGTTGGATGAAGACCACAGAATTAAACTAAAACAAACATATCTTGAGGTAAAAGATTTGGAGCATAAACACGGCATTCCATATAAGGAAATTTGTAAACTTCAAGGTATAGAAACTACCCATAGTGCGGAAGATTTTGCACTTCCAAAAATTCTGTTGTGTAAAGAAAAACTAATGAAATTCGGATTGAATAGCTATTATAGCACATATTTTCATGAAATAGGTCATCATTTTGCCATTAAAAACATGGGAAAACATACCGAAGAAGATGCAAATAAATTTGGTCATAAAATTATAGTTGAAAGACTTCCATTATTTTTCCAACTATTTCCCGATTTTAGTTTTAGATATCGTGATGGAGTGCAGGAAGAATTAAAGAATAAAGAAAAAAGAATTGCAATGTTGGGATATTTGAAATATTATATAAAGAATTGGAAAACAATTAAAAGGAAAAAATAATGGCACATAAATTTATAATAAATGATGGCTACCTTATCCTTGGTGATGTTGAATTTCATGAAGATTTAGTGTGTAAAGGAAGGGATAAAAGCAAAACAGTTGGTGGTGGCAGATGGCACGTAGACAGGGAACGCAACGTTATTTTTTTCTTTGGCAAGAGTATTGATTTCGGCAAGGTCACACAAAAAGATTTCGATGAAGCATTCAAACAACCAAGTGTTGAAAGGATGGGGGTTTTCTTTAGTGAGAAAGAAAATTTCGAAGAAGTTTTAATTGAATTTGAGGAAAAAAATAAGTCATAATTTTTGTAACATTTTTAAACACTTTTCGTATAATCAAAAAATAATAATAATTATGAACAGACTGGTTGAAATTTTCAAGAAACACAATCCCGGCACTCAAATGAGTGAGGAAGAAACAAGGATTGCAATGAATCTCATGTTATCAAAAGAACAGGAATTTCAAACCCCAATCGAAGAACTTGATAAAACCACAGAACTTTACAAGCACTTCAAACCACTTATTGAAGCATTTCAAATGCAGGTCTTTCTTTCAAGACTCAAACATATGACCAGTCTTAGAATTACATTGGGTGCATTTATAATGATTGCACAACATTTGAATTCTGCTGGTTCTGCGGTAATGCATGTGTTTTATTTACATCATAAACTCCCTGCAAACACATTGGTGGATATCAATGTGATATCAATGAAATTGTTTCCTTTTGGATTCTTTTCAGATAAACAACTCAAAGAGATTTGGGACGAGCAGAAGGTTAGACCGGAAGATGGTCTGGATGATTGCACATGCGTTGGTGCATACGATAATTTAATTGATTACGCTGAACTCTGGAAGCTATGAGACTCAATATACTACTTACACCGGAAATAAGGGCAACACTACCACAATCAGTAGTTATTTTAGTTGATTTTGGAAGAATAGATGTGAGGTTCTCCGCACTTGACCCCAAAGAAAATCCAATGATTCTAACTGGTGATAACGTGGTAATTGAAGGGGAACAGGATGATATTGTGAAGTGGTTAAAACCTTTTGATGCAGTTGCTGTTGGTGTGGGTGGTAGTCCACAATTTGAACAGTTTGAAATCATGCACATAAAAGATGAAATATAAATGGGAAAACTGAAAAAATATTCTACTTTTGAGGAACTGAAAGAATCTGAGACTTCTAAAGAGGTTCGTTCTAAGGAAGAACAAGAAAAAATTGAAAAAAGACACGAGGAAGTTTTAGAGTTTTTAAAAGAACTGAGAAAAAATATAAAAAAATAAGTCATGGCAGTCTACGGAATAAATTATGATGAAGGAAATAAGAAAGACTTGGGTTACGAGTCGGTTCAAGTTTCCTACGGTGAAAATCAGAAAAAGATTTTCAATTCAGGAAACTTTATTAAAGATTGGTTTGACCTTATAAAGTTTATTATAACCGAACTCAGTGAAACCGAATTTCATTTCACAGGTTCATCAAGTGTTGACCATTTCTTTATGGATGGTGCTGACTATGATGAAGCATATATTGTAACAGATGAAGCAGGTGTTTCTGAATTATGTTACGGTAATTTTGAAGACATGGGTATTAAACTATATGTACCTGCTGGTACAAAACCAACTTGGGTAGAACTTAAAGAAATGTGTAAATGATAGCAATAAAAGTAATAATATTTTTTCTCGCAATGTGGTTAACGTTTGCATTTATTGAAGATGTGATTGAGAAAATCATACTGCATAATAAAAAAGATGCCGATGAACTCGATGTATTATATACGACAGGAATACTTTCAACATTTGACGGCTTTTTATGGATTTGTGTGTTGGTTATTTGGACTGCATTTTATTTTGTAAATCAATTATGATGTTTGAACTACTACTCGGACACCTTGTTGGAGACTATCTTCTCCAAAATGAATGGATGGCAATGAATAAATCCAAAAACACTTGGATTGGTTGGCTATCAGCATTAATTCATTGTGTATTATATACTTTAGCTGTATGTTTATTCATACAGAACTTTGACTTTATTTGGATTGCGGTTGTATTTTTATCACACTTTCCAATTGACAAATTCAGTCTGGCTGAAAAGTATATGCATTTCATTAAAGGTAAGGGAATGAAAGACTATGTTTTGAAAGACCTTCGAGATATAGAAACTCAGGGATTATTATATCCACCTAAACTACCAAAGCACGTGCTTAATCGTTACGATATGCTTGAGGGTGGATTTACTTCAATTGTTTATACAGTGACAGATAATACACTTCATCTGGTTTTAATGTATGTTTCATATAATTTAATTTATTAAAAAATAAAGATATGCCATTTTTTTTCAGCAGTTTTGACGAAGGGGATTTTTATCCCGGAAATGAACCGAAACGTGATACATATTTCATGTACGGAATATTAGTTCCATTTAATAGATATAAAGAATGGGAAGAAGGGACTGGTAGAAAATTTCCTGTTGGTATATATGGTGATATCTTTTGTTCATTTCGTAGTCGGGATGAAAAATTTCTCATCATTGGCAAGAAAATCAAATTAAATAGTTATAATAGTCCAGTACGTGTTCCTGAATTAAATGAGGTTGAACAGAAGGAAGTTGAATCCTCAGTAGAAGAAAAGTTTGGATTTAAAGGAGATTTTCATTATTATTTTATAACAGAATAAAATGAGAAAAGAAAACAATAAATTGGGACATCAAGCACCAAAACGTTGGAGATATAATCGTTATTTTAACTATATTGTGATTAGAGGTGACTATCATTATTGTCAAAGTCATAACTTTGTTTATAATTGTGTTGAAGAAGAACGTAAACTCTATAATGGGGAAGCATGTTACTATACTGATGGAAGATATTTAGATAGTAAACACAACTACTATAAAGACTGTTATCTCTATTGGACACGTTCAAGATGGAATAAAGATATTAGTTTAAAATCTTGCATTCGTAGAACACTGAAATGTAGAAACATTCCGGTTGGAACTATTGTGGATTTCACTCATGACTGGTATTTTGCTGGCAAAAAAATTGATATGAGTTATCGATTTAAAATAAGAAAAGAAAATAATTTCGACCCTAAATATGAAATTAATCTCATAAAATATACAAGGAATTTTGACAATGACCAATGGGCGCAGGAACTTACGGAAGAACTTCGTGCGAACGGATTTATTGTTGGTGTGAGTCAGGGCAATACAAACTTTTTATCCAACATGATAAGTACTGCTGCTGCATACACCGGAAAATTTATTGAAGCCAGTGAGGAAGAAGGACAGACTGCCATTGCTTATGGTCACGGAATGAAGATTGGTTTCAGTTCAGGAAGAAATAATTTCATGGGATATTCTTGTGGTTGTGATAGCGTGTTGTTCGATTACTTTGAAGAATTTGATAAATGGAGCAGGTGTAATGAAATCAGTAAAGACCTTTCACCAAAAGAAATTGTTCAAGAACTACTAAAACCAAGGGAAGAATGAAAATACCGAGAACCGAAATACAATTCTATCGTTACGAAGCACGTGAATATAGTGCTGGGACTGATGAATTTGGAGACCCAATACATAAAATTGTACCAGACCCAAAGGTAAGTCTTATGACTTTTAATCTACATAAAGAAACTCCAAAAGGATATTGGATTGGGCATGGGTTTCATTGTCCTGATAATTTACGTGCTAATGCAAGATGGGTTAGTAAAACTGGTAGAAAACGATACGCCTATCCAACCAAGGAAGAGGCACTTGAGAGTTTTATTAAACGCAAGGAAAAACAGGTAAAGATATTGAAACATCAAACATGGTCAGCAGAAATTGCGTTAAAATTAGCACAAGAACTAAAAATAAAACACGAAAAATTTAAACCCAGAGATAAAGTAAATCTCCCATTTAATGAAGAAGGTGAGGTTGTTGAATATCTTGATTTATTGTGGGGAAGTCGCTATAATGTCAGAATCACAAAATCCAACGGATTTAATGATGTTGGAGAAGTTGTGGATTTTTTTGAAAAAGATTTGGAATTAATAAACAATTGACTACATTTGCACGAATATTAATTTAAATTAAATAATATGATTATTCAAATCGTTTTTTATCTTTTGGTCTTCTTAGTATTCATTTACTATGTGACTGTTGCTATTCACCTATTGGGAACGCAGGTTTTTCAATCCGCAGACATTTCAATAGGTCGTGCTCTCATTCCCTTTTACTATTGGTTTAAAAAGGAAGTAATTAAGTAATTTATTAACAAACAATTTTATTAACAATTAAAAACAAATTTTTATAAAAAACAAGAAAATTTTTGCAATTGCATTTGGTGTTCTCGCCATTATCATGTTAATCATGATGGGTAGTATTTTGGAAACAAACAGAGCAGGTTATTTCCAGATTAAACAGGCTGCTATTACTGGTAAGATGAGTGTAAGGTTCAATCCCGGTACTTATTTCCAGAATTTCGGCACAATCAGCGACTATAAAAACGTAGCAACTGTTGGTATCGGTGAACATCACATTGGTGAAGGTACTGCTGATATTGAAGCTGTTGATGTAATTTTTAATGATGGTTCTAAAGCCAAGATTTCAGGACTTATTCGAATAAAATTACCATATAGCGTTGAAGGTGCTCTTAATTTGAAAAACGAATATTCTCAGGGTTTTGAACATTTTATTCAATCTGGTGTCGTACCTATTGTAAACAATGCCATTAAACTCTCAGCGAACCTACGTAGTGCACAGGATGCATATACCACACTGGCTCTTTTCCAACAGGCAGTTGAAGACCAATTAAAACATGGTATATATGTAACGAAGTCCGATAAAGTAGAAAAAACCACATCCACTGGTGATACTGAAGAACAGCGTGTAACTGTACTTGTTTACGGTGATGACGGTCAACCACTGAGAACACCAAATAGACTTCAACAGTTGGGTTGTGAAGTACTTGAATGTGTTATTGATGTCCCACAATTTGATTCTAAGGTTGAAGAAATGATTTCACTCCGCAAAGATGAAGCCATGAAAACCGAACTTGCCAAGCAGTCAGCAATCCGTGCAAAACAGGATGCTCTTACCGCAGAACAGCAGGGTTTGGCAAACGTAGCAACCGCTAAATACAAACAAGAAGTTGTTAAGGTTGAAGCTGTGACTATCGCTCAGAAAGAATATGAAGTAGCTGCACTCGCTGCTAAGAAAGAAGAAGAAAATAAGAAAGCCACAATCTTCAAAGGTCAGGCAGAAGCCGAAGCAAACCGTTTAAAGGTTGCAGCAGGTCTTTCTCCACAGGAAGCTGCCGAATGGCATTATAAAACAACCGTTGGTGTTGCAGCAGAAATGGCAAAAGCACAGCCAAACGCATTTGTACCACAAATAATGATTGGTGGTAGTGGTTCTGGCGCAAACAATAATGCAATGGAAGCTGTTGGTTTAAAAATGATGCTCGATGTTGTGAATCAACTTGAGACTAAAAAGAAATAGTCATGAAAGAACTCTGGAGTATCCTAATGGAAAAACTCAGATTGGTTGAACCAATTGAAGCATTAGTTGCAATAGGTATTATGGGTTTGTTCACAATAGGAATGATAACCATTGTTTCCAGTAAGTTATTCACAATGATAACCGAAATAGTGTTAGCCTTTGCAGGACAACCACTCAAATAATTAAAGGGGGAAAATTTATTCCCCCTTTTTTAAACTTATCATTATGAAAGATAAGAAAAAATCTAAAAACAAGAAAAAAAAGAAGTCGAAAGACAAGAAGAAACACTCCGGTGTTATGTGTGAACCAATTGTAAAACAAGAATCGTTCACAGCAAGTCTCTGGAGAAAATTTCAGATTTGGTTAAGGACATAAAATTAAACCCGAAGAAATTCGGGTTTTTTTTTATAAGTATTTGTATTTAAATTTAAAAATATTATATTTGTTATCTAAATTTATAATTATGGAAGCAGTAAAAGTATTCTCACCTATCGAAGACAAAGAAATTCGTAAAAACCTCAATGATTCACCAATTTGGAAACAAGCATATCATGAAGAAGAACTATCCCGTGTTGATAAAAAATATGCCACGATGTTTGAATATACCATTAAGTTTGAGGGTTTAAAACCTGTCATGGTTAATGGCGTTAAAAAAATTAAATAATCATGTGTTACAGTGGTAAATGTAGATGGGAAGGTTTCATGGGAGATTGTAACTTCCCAAACATTAAAGCAGTGAGGGATAAGTATCGGTTTCCGGTTTGTGAAATTGGTGATGAAAATGAGGAAGAACAGCAAAGAACACAAGAAGCGATTGCAGACATAATTGACATTTTAGCAAATGAAAGCCTACGGACTTCGCAGCAAACTAAGGATTAATTTACCGGATAATCATCCAAAGAAAGGTTGGATTAACTGGTGGGAAGCTGAATGGCATACGGTTAAGAGTAAGAAATCTGCAAGACAACAAGCAAAGAAAATAATAAAAAAGTCTATAAATTTGTAACATATTTCTATTTGTATCGTATAATGTAGAAAAACAGAAACAAATGAGAATGTGGGGGATAAATCCTAAGTTACTTTGTCGGCAACACTTGCTTGGTGAACACAATGAAATTCACAAACACAGGCATAATTTCGTAAAGCATCATAGCATTGCCAAACGTATCGCTCCTGTTGTTCAAATTGAACCAGAAAATATGATGGCAAGACATGATGCACTTGTTGAAGAAATGCTTGCACGTGGATATAATCACAATTCTCCGTATGAACAACCCGACCTTTCTCATTTATCACATGATGAGAGATATGCGGAAATCGATATTTATCTTTCAATTGCCGATTTAATAAATCGTTGCCCCGAATGTAGTAAAAGAATATCGGATGTTATCGCTGAAACTGGTAAGGAAACTTTAAAAGAAATGATATGTATATTAGAATCGGAAGGTATATATACTATGACGACCCCAACATGATTGGTGGTGAGATGAACTTGTGTGGTGAGGTTGTTATGGGTATTGATGGCGAATATATTCAATGGTTTGCATGAAAATATCTATAAAAATTTGTAACATTTTTATTTAGTTTCCGTATAATAAAAAAACGATAAACAATGAAAAGCGAAAAATTAAATGATTTTAAAGAAGTTCTGAGGAACGGAATGATTGCAAATTTTGAAAAAGACGGATATGTTGCCCCTATTGTCTTCTTTTTTAAAGACGATAGACCAATTATGAGTGTAGTACCTCCTGAATATATATCAACACCTGAAGGAAAAGCAATGCTTGCTCAAATGATTAAGAGTTTTTGTGCCCAACCAAATGTTCTTGCTGCAGGTCTTATTATTGAAGCCAATGGTGCAAGAATGGATGCAGATAGTGAAATGACAAAACTCGTTTTAAACGGCAGCGTTAAAATATCTGAACTTAAAGACAAAATTGATATTATTGTTATGATATTCAGCACACCTGAAAGCGAAGAATTAATTGCATATGAGGTTGATTGTGAAAATTTTAAGGTTGGTGAAAAATTTAGTGATGAAGCAGCAAAAGCAATGGGTAGCACATTTTCTAATTTCTTTAATTGGAGTAAAAATTAATGCAAAACGAAACCATCATACAATTTTTTGACAGACTTAATCTTTTTATGAAAGGAAAATTAAGAAATGAGTGGATTGTTGTTGATGGTTTCAAAATGTATGTGAGGAAATCCAAAAGATTTTACGACAATAAATTCGTTGACTGTCTCGATATCGCTTCAATGGAAGCTGAAGTACAGGGAACTGGAATTTTTACAAAAATATTGACGAAAATATTATCTGACTATCCCAAAACAAACATTTTTGTTGAATCAATACTTAATCCAAGATTAAAACCATTTTTAGAAAAATTTGGATTTATTGAATATAGAACCGATGACATGATTTTAATTAGAAACTAACATGGGAAATTTTTTTAAAACGGATAGTGAGAGGGAACTCTGGATTAAATTAAATGCGGAGCATATTCAATATGGTGAAAAGGTTATAAATAATATGGATAAAGAACTTGGAGATGTTGATAAACCATATTCACCAATGTGGGTTTCTAAGAACCAATTGGAATATGATGAAGCAAATAAGGATGCACCACGTTTTAGTCTTGAAGAACTCCTAACCGAATCACCAATGGAATTGGTTAGACTCACACGTGAGAGGAATAAAGATACTATTAAGAAACTATTTGAAGGCTTTAAATTAATAAATCCATTAGATAATGACTATTAGAAAATCTCACTGGCGTACAACCACCAGTAAATCTGGTGCAAAGAAAAGTGTTAAAGTACAAACAAGTTTTGTCAAAAGACCTAAAAGTGGTTTGGCAAGAAAGAAAAGTAAATAAATTTAAAACTATGAAACGTAATTTTTTATTATTCGCAGTATTTGCAATCATTGTGTTATTAATTTCAAGCTGTGCGCATGTTGTTGATGTCAGCACTTGCGTTGAAGGCACAAAAGAATATGGGTTTTGGAACGGACTCTGGCACGGCATAATTGCACCGTTCACGTTTATCGGACACTTGTTTAATCATGACATCGCTGTATTTGCCACCAATCTCAAAGGAAGTGGTGGTTGGTATTACTTCGGTTTTCTTTTGGGTGTTGGTGCATATAGTGGTGGTACTAAAATTACCTATAAAAACAAATAATTATGATAGGAGAAATTAATCCAATAAAACCTTCAGAGGTTGTAGAAAAAAAATTGGCAGCGATTCCCAATGAAATGATTCAGGCTGTTAATGAAATGATTGTTAAACATTGGGATGGTCATGAGGCAACATTTAAACAGGATGAACTTATTGAACGATATTTTGTGATAATAGATAAACCAAATTCTCAAAGTAATCGTGAAATACTTTTTGAGAATCGTTTCTTAAATTTCGAACCTATTTTCGAAAAAGAAGGCTGGAATGTTAAATATGACAAACCGGGGTTTAATGAAAATTATCCTTCTACTTTTACATTTAAAGTAAAAAAATAATAAAAATATTTGTATATTAAATAAATTGAATTATATTTGCAGTCTCTAATTAATTGTTTAACTTAAAACCTGTAGTTATGAAGAAGAATTCTTTAACCCCGAATAAAGGTCTTAGCCTTTCACAAGCACAGTCAATTTCTAACCTCTGTCACCAGAGTGCACTTGAGATTGCTGCTCAACTTATTGTTGTAAACAACCTCAAGAAAACCGTAAAGGTTGAAGGCGAGGATAAGGTACTTGTTACCCCTAAACCACTCCCTGCTGACGTGGTTGTTCTGTTAAAGAAAAAGGCAGGTCTTCATGCTTGTCAGGCATTCCTGATGGAAAACATTAAAGCAAAGGATGCTATGCTGAAAAAGGCACGTACTGAAAGTGCCGATGTATCAGCCATTATATATCCTGAAAGACCTAAATTCGTTGACCCGGTTGTAGGTTCTCTGGCAGATGTTGACGAGAATTGGGGTTGGGAGCAACTTAGTGCTGCTGAACTCAATGAGTTCATGGAAGCCGAAGCATTTGCTGCTCACATTGGTCAGTTCATTCACAAGGATGGTATTCTGACTGGATTGAGGAACGAACTTCCTAACATCCCTGCCATTGAGTGGATGGTGATTAAGGATGGTGTGAAGACTCCTGTTGACATCACAGTGCATCATGAATCAATCAAACTGCTTGAGATTCACAATGAACTTGCACAGGCTCACCGTGAGTATGAGCAGCGTGTGAACTACTTCAAAGCAAAGGTGAAAAACCTTACCACTGCCGAGAATGCACGTATTGCAAAGCATAATGCTGACATTCAGAATGCTGCTGCAAAAACCAACAATGATTTGCAGGTTACATACGAAACCCAAACGAAGAAGGCTAATGAGCAGGTCAACGATATTCGTGCTGAGTTTGAAAAAACTCGTCAGGCGAAAATCGCAGAAATCGCAGCAATGCGTATCTCAATTGACCCACGCTTTCAGGCAACCATTGATGAGTTTCTAACAAAACTCCCTGACAGTCAGGAATAAAAACTAAGGTAAGGGACAGATAGAGCACAAGCCGAGTCTGTCCCTTTTTACGCTTAGTGATAGGTTCTTTTACATATATATGAAAGTTATATAAACTAACATTCGTTGTTGTATCCTTCGGGGTATGACGACTCCTTGGTAAACCGCTTCTCCAGCAAACCCAATAGTCTTTTTGGCTTCCTACATAAGAAGACCAAGACGTGGAATAAGTTACACACACCTTCGGGTAGATAATTAGTCCACAAAACAAGACATGGATTTTGCCTTTGACCTTGTAGCTGGAGAAGGTCTTTGCTCTTGACGTTGGTTTTGACCTCGACTATATAAACCTATCACTAAGCGACTTTTTTTATTATATTTTGTAACATTTTCAATTTATTTCTGTATAATTTTTTTATGAAAGCATGCGATATTTGTGATGAGCAGGGAAGAAATTAATGAATTATTATTGGTAGAATTACCGGAAGCCAAGCAAAGTAATGTGCTGAGTGATGCGCTCAAATCTTTATTTTATGTGATATGTAGAAGAACTGTTGAATCCGATAGATATAAATTTCTTAACGATGACCGGAAATATGATTGTGTTTTAAATGCTTATGAAGCATGCACAAAACATGCAATCAAATTCAATCCAGAAAAATCCAATGATGCGTATAGTTACGTCAATATAATAATAAGAAGTTCAATTGCTGGAACAATAATTAAATTGAAAAAATCATGAAAAAGTTATTAGTGTTATTATCAATTTTCTTTCTTGTATTATCATGTACAACAAACGAAAAACCTGTGGTTAAAGAAAAGGATGATTTTCTTAAAGTTTACGAACATCATGATACTCCCACAACCCAAGAAACAACCAGCGAAAATGTATCGTATTGGTTTGTTGTTGTTGAAAGGAAAAATGGCGAGGGTAAATTAAATGCATTCATTAAACAAGAACATAGATATTTTTCACAGAGTGAAGCCAAAGCTGCTTTTGGTGGTGAAGTGTTCATTTTGAACATGGTCAAAATTGATAAAGAAACCTACGAAAAAAATTAAATTATGAATACACTCATTTGGATATTTGAAAATTTAAGAGGAATTGGATTCCCGATTGGTTGGATGTTTGGAATGTTAATTCAATTAATATTATTTCCATTATTTTTGGAAAAATTTAAAGCCGATGCATCGTGGTGGACTCCACAATTAATTGGACTTACAATAACATTTATTATTGTCGGAGTTCTAAATAGAAAAATTGTTGTTCCTTGGTTTAAGAAAACATTAAGCCTTTTTATCCTCTGGATTAAGAAACAATTAAATTATTTCATAATTTGGCTGAAAAAATAATAACATTTTGATTTTATAAATGGAAACACTATTAGATAGAGACACTTTCCGTGAGTCCGTCTTCGAAAGAGACGGGCATCTTTGCGTTATCTGTGGTGAACCTGCGAAAGACGCTCACCACATAATAGAACGCAGACTCTTTTCTAATGGTGGTTACTTTATTAATAATGGTGCAAGTCTCTGTGAAAAGCACCATATTCTTGCAGAACAAACAACACTTACTTGTGATGAAATCAGAAAAGCAGCAAAAATCGAAACAGTCGTTCTCCCCGAACACTTCTATTCGGACGTTGAATATGATAAATGGGGGAATGAAATTCTTCGAAATGGCACAAGAATCAAAGGCGATTTATTTGATGACCCGTCAGTACAAAAAATATTAAAACAAGGAAATGTTTTAAATCTTTTTGCTGACAGGGTTAAATATCCCCGAACTTTTCATCTACCTTGGTCTCCCGGAATGAATAGGGATGATAGACAAATGACTGACGTATCAATATTTGAGGGTCAACAAGTCATGATTTGTGAGAAACTTGATGGCGAAAACACCACATGGTATCGGGATTATATGCATGCAAGGTCTTTAGATAGTGATAGTCATCCCAGCCGTACTTGGGTTAAGAACCTCTGGGCACAACATGGTTACGAAATTCCCGAAGGTTGGCGTGTTTGTGGCGAAAATATGTATGCCAAGCATGCAATTCATTATACCAAAGAAAATAAAAATGCACTACAAACGTATTTTTATATGTTTAGTATTTGGAACGAAAAGAATTTTTGCTTATCTTGGGACGAAACTGAAGAATGGGCAGAACTTCTCGGACTTACACTTGTACCTGTTTTTTATAAAGGTATTTGGGATATGAGTGTTATTGAAGAACTTAATAAAAGAATGGAAGGAAGTCCAAATATTGTTGAGGGTTATGTTGTTAGACTTACAAGAGAATATCATTATAGCGAATTTAGAAATGTTTGTGGAAAATATGTACGCAAGAATCACGTACAGAATAATCACGGACACTGGAGTACACAAAAAATAATAAAAAATGAACTTGTTTAGTAAGAAAATAAAAAGGGAAAGCCGATTGTTTAATGCAATTAAGGCTTTGATTGAAGAAGCCAACCCGGATTTTAAAATTCCTACAAATCAACCGGAATTAAAAGTAGTTCATATAAACGAAGAACCGGAATTTTTTCCTTCTACGGAAGAAGAATTGTTCATGCATATTAAACGTGACGAACGAAATGACGAAATTTGAACTATCTCCAAAAGAAGTGGAAGCCTATGAAAAATTCGTAAAGGGTCTTCCAAAAAAATACCGTAGTATGCCAAAACAAATGATTTTTTCGTTTGGAAACGGAATCGGTGTTGGCGTAAAAATAAAAGTTGGTGATAAGGAAAAAGACATAACAGATTATAATACATGGTAATATGAATAAGATTGAAGAAATATTTATAAAGCATCGCTTTAATACCGGAAGAATGATAAGCGGTTCAAAATCTGGATACCGTCATAGACATCCTGAGAATGAAGTAATTTTTAACGCCAGAATTTTTACACCAAAAAAACATCTTATCTGGTGGGGTGATTTAGATATCACACTTGATTATAAAAAATTACAAGAAGTCTGCAATGAAATCAATGAGGAATTGCTTATAACTACAGAAAGTATCAGTTGGTATGCTGAAACAAAAAAATATTCAGAAATTGAAAAATATGGTAGTTTTAAGTTTAAACCAAAATCTGAAACATATTTAAAGAGACTGTATGATGGTTATGATAGCGTTATGGCAGGTAATATGACCATTATTACAAGCAAAGGTATTGATTGGCAGGAAGTTAAAATAGTATAAAATGGAAAGAAGAAATTTTTTAAGAAATCTTGGTGGATTATTTGCAGTTTCATTGATGTCACCAAGCATCCTCAAAGCACTTGATAGGTCGAGTGGTACTGAGAGTACGTTAAAAATTGACGAAAAAACCACAGTTAAGTCACTCAGTGGCTCATTGGATATGCTGGATGCCGAACAAAAGGAATGGACGGAAGCATTTTTTAAATACTTGAAAAACAACAACGTTGGCTTTAAGTGGGAGAGAGTCTATTCTCCGATATTTGAAACAAAAGTTGGTCGTCTGTACGAATGTAGAGCACATAAAGTTGCAAATTTTCAAACATTTTGGGAGTTAAATGGCGTTCATGAAGTTCATATGCAAAGTTTTAGCGGTGGTACTTCAACGTATTACAGTCCTAAAACATTGGAAGAATATCGTGAAAAAATTTTTGCTGAAATCTGTATGGGCGTTAGAAACAGGAAAAGAGAAAGAGTATATGTGTATTCAATCATGCTAACTCCACAGATTTATGACCCGATGGGGGGTTTCCAAGCAATAAGAGGCGTTTGCATCAAAGGCGTTGAAATATGAAAAATCAGTTTGAAATAATTCCAGATGAACAGACTCCATTGGTAATTGAAGAACCTTCAATTAAAGAACACGGTGACTTGTATCGGGAATTCCTTGAGTTTGCAGAAAAACAGTATAATGCTGTGGGTTTAGCTGCAAACCAATGTAATTTGAATGGCAAGAGGTTTAATCATCGAATATTTGCTCTCAGAAACGTAAAGGAAGGCACGTGGCGACTTATTATTGACCCGGTAATAACAGAATACATCGGGATAAATGAGAAGAAATTAGAGGGTTGTTTGACGTGGTTTGGCAGGGTAGTTCTTGCAGATAGATATCGTGCAGTTAAGGTTAAATATTACGATATTGAAGGAAATCTACATAGCGATGAAGTATATGGTGGATTCTCAGGACAAATTTGGCAACATGAAATTAATCATCTCAATGGAGTTCCCGAAATAATTGTAGATATTAACTATAATTTAGCACACTCTAAAATTGGAAGAAATGACTTATGTCCCTGTGATTCAGGTAAAAAATATAAACAGTGCTGTCTAAAATACGAAAATACTTAATATTTTTTGTAACATTTTAAAATATATTACGTATAATCGACAAAATATGTGTAACTAAAAACAAAAAAATGAAAAGAATTATTGGATTACTCTCGATTTTTGCCTTGATGTTGGTTGTAGTACCTACACAGGCACAGACCCCCAAACAGGTTGGCGACCCTACGTCTTATATGACTGCAGACCAACTGGCAAAGTATTACAGTGACATCAAAGTTGCTGAACTCGAAAAGAAACTCGAAACCTATGGAAATTGGGTAGGTGTTGGTGGAGAAGTGGGAAATGCAATTAAAGAAGGTTTGACTGCTGTTGTTGATGTTGCAGATAAATTCAGTGAAACAAATGTCGGCAAGTTTACAATGGTTTTGGTTGCATGGAAAGTCGTGGGAAAAGATTTTGTG